TTCCAGAACCTCCATCATTTGTAGGTAATGCATCATAAACATTTACAGTTGCCGTTGGACATGTAAGAGGTGCAATAATATCTTGTAGTAAAAAAAATGCACCGTTATTTACAGTACCCTCTCCCCTTCCAGTCAAGTTTACTAGAACAGTTGGATTTTTTGTATTTATATTATTATATCCAACTCTTTTTAAACTTCCTGTATTGGGATTTGTATAGCTTTGCGTTTGAGAAGCACTTGTTGTCGTGCGATTTGTCCACATACCTTTAGCAATTTGCGCATATCTTTGTTGTTTTGTAATATTTGAGCTATTTTTTTTATACTGCAAAACGTTTCCTTTTTTAAGAACATCTAATAAATAAGCTTGACCGTTTTGAATCTGTATTGGTGCGTCTGAATATGTGCATTGATTTTCATAACGATACCATTCTCTGGGAGGTTTTGGATTATAATCTGAACCAAGATATGGCATTTTATATACTTATATACATAATTAAATATATAAAATAAACATTGCTATTGCAATCTCAATTTATTACAATAATTTAGCGACGAGTTCCAAGGGGATTAAATTGGTCACCAGACCCGGCAAAAAACCATCTTAAAGACAAATAATCTGGATTCTTCATCCTCATTGCAGATGATCCAACCATTCTTATATTAGGTCCACTCTTGACTAAATTGTATATTGATGCAGTTCCTAAAGCGTAGTCATAATACCATAAATTTGAGATATAGCCAGAAAATCCACCGTTTAATGCAATATTAACATCTCCATAATTTTGTTTTGGAACACTCGTTAATTTTAAACTTTTTGTAATTGTTCCATTAATATAAATATCTAAATTTGTGTTTCTGCATTTAATAATAACATTTATCCATTTATTTAAAGGAATATCATTAATAATAACTTCCTCATTTATGTTATTATATGTATTCATAATCACCTTTAATGCATTTGTATTAGGCATAATGTATAAACCAGGTGCATTATTGGGAAAATTGAGTCCACTATCTGCAACATTTGTATTTCCCTTGCTAAAAATATGTCTATATTTTGAAGATTGTGTGTCATCAATAAATACCCAAACAGACCATGTAAATTCAATTCCACTGGGCCCATTAACTGACCGAATTATAGGCTTTGCGTGAGCTTGGGACGGATCTTGGGGGATTACTAATAACTGCTTTGCATCAACCATACCATCAATTAAATGTGGTGAATTGTTAGGACCAAAAAACCAAGACAAAATACCAATAGAAAACTGCAAAACAACAATAAAAATAAGGATTATTAACAGTATAAATGATACTCTTGCAATTAAACTACTGGAATTCATAAAGTCTTTTAATCCACTTCCTCTTCCAGTACTTTGTGTTGTAAAACTTCCGTTATCCATTTATATATATTATAATATAAGAAAAACATTGTTAAATTGTAAATCCGCCAGTATCTGTGCCATTATTTGAAAAAGTTACCTTAACTTGGTATTTTCCAAAAAGATTAGATAAAAAGCTCTTTCCATATCCTTTTTGGTAAATATTCCAAGCCGTTTGAGGGTCAGTAGAGTTGGGGAAATATTGAAACTTTGCGGTATATCCAGCAAAACCACCCGCTGGAGTTACATAAACGTCAGCACTTTGGTTTATTTTTGCAACTCCGGGTAAAACGCATGTTTTCACTAACTTTCCGTCTAGATAAACATCCAATGTTCTACCATATGTGCTAATTAACAAGTTTACCCATTTTTGTATGGGAATATTAGTTACTGAACACGTGTGAGTAATAGAACCGTCTGACCCTCTAACCGAATCGCTAGATAATACACCATTAGAACCAGGATAACATGTTAACATAATTGAAAGATTATTTTCAATACTTCCTAAAACAACCGCGGGGCAGGGATTTTTGCCAGATATACCAGAAACTGTGGTTCCGGTCGTAGCTGCAGAACCAGCCGTGTCTGTTGCTCCACCCATGCGACCAAACAACATCTTATTTTCTCCATATTTGTAATTCCAATCATTAATATAAAACCAGATAGAGTATGTGAAATTACTAGAGTTGGCTACAGCTCCAGTAGCCAACGATTTTGCAGTAATGGTTTGCATTGTAGTTCCAGAACTTAAACCGCTCAAAGTGGTGGTGTCTGAAAAGACATAGCGAACTACAACATAGAGCAAAACAACAATAATAATTATGAGAATAACATTCTTAATATCCATAATATAATATATTCATAGAAATTATCTTAAATATATTATCATTAAACACCGTTAAAATTATCATTATTTGCCGTTGCAAACCATTTAAATGATAAATAGTCGGTTTTTGTATTACTTTCATCAGGTTTAGCTGGTTTATCGGGATAAGATTCAGAATCTGGAACCGCTGTTTTAACGTCTATATTAATTGGAATTGTAATTACTGGTGGATTCGCTTTCACATTTGCACCCTTTAATACGTTCTCAACTATGGATTCTTTACTTGAATTTACAACTGGTGGGTTTTTATTTTTTACAAGATTGTACAAGTAATATATTTGAGACATTGTAATGCTTGTGTTAAAATACGTTACATTGCATATACCACCATTTATTCCACTTGGTGAACCAATTGTTAGCGTATCCTTTGACATCTGAGGAACTGCCTCATTTACTGATTTCATTAACTTTCCATTGTAAAAGATATCTAAAGTTCCATTGCTATAATTAATAACCATGTTATTCCATTTTTGAAGTAACACATTTGGTAGTTTATAAACAATTATATTTCCACTAGCATCTAGCTGTTGAGGATCTTTTAATCTACTATCACTTCCAATTGTTGGTTGGCCATCATTTTCCAAAGTAATCATTATTGTATTTTCAGACGCATTATAGAGGACATTTGGTTTGTTTCCATAGTTCAACAGTGATGTATATTTATTCAATGAACTACTTATATTTGGACTCATGGCATCAATAAAAACCCAAAATGATATCGCATATTTATAATTGTATGGGTTGTCGTCACCCGTTCCATTTAAATTATCATAAAGTCCAATTGAATTTTCAGAGTTTGTGTAAACAGGACTGTTTACTAACAATGTTCCTCCTTGTTTGGATATATTTGTCTGCACCACTTTTCCTAGGAAAAAATAAATTACATACAATAAAATAATAACAATAAGTAAAACATAATAAGCAGTTGGGGTGTTTCTAGTGGCTTCTATAGTTGTCGTTAACCCATGCCACAAACCACTTAACCCAGTTTTTCCAGCATTTAAACCGGCTTTTCCGACAACACCTGCACCAAATCCTAGAAAACTTAAAATTGGATCAAGAATTCCGACCAATATGCAAGGAATATACAATAATGTGTTTACAATCAATCTGAAAAATGGACTTTTTTTATAATAGGTTCCACCAGTAACTAACTTGAAAACTAGAGCTAATATTGCTAAAACAATAACTAAATTCAAAACAAAAGATATAATACCAGATTTACTAGATAACCCCTCCACACCAGTAACCAAAAAACCAATTAATATTCCAGAAAATATTAGACCAAACAATAACATGAAAACTTGTCTAGCTATTTTTGTAATATTGGACATACTTGTATCAAGATTTCCTCCAGAATCTCGCAATTTTACATCAGAAAATGAGAGAACTCCGAAAAATAAAATCCATAAAATAAATATAATTATAAGTAATATAACAATTCCAGAAACCTTGGTTGTTTTTTCGGAACCAGCCATACCAGTTCCTGAAGTAAATCCACCAGGAAACCCTAAAATTCCAGCAACAGTAATAATTAAAAATAGTAAGAATCCGATTCCACTGAATAGAGCTATTCTTGAAAGTCCTTTAAACAACCCACCAGCAGATGCGTCTGCCCCAGGTAAACCAGTTGCTCTAGACCCTTGTATTGTGGGAAGAGTCATAAGAGTAACCAAGTAAAGAAATCCAAATATAGCTAATAGAATTGTTATAATGAGAGAAGGACCAAAATAAGCTTTTAAATAACCTCCTGGATCTACAGTGTAAAATAACAACATAAAAACAATGAGACAAAAATATATAAGAGCATATTTAACGCGTTCATAATTTAAATCAAACCCATATAACTGACCCTTTTCCATTGCTAAATAAAATAAGTAAATTCCTATCAACATGGTTACTGGAAAAAATAAAAAGGAATAAGCATCAACTATTCCACGCGGGACATTTCTATAAAGTATAATAAGACCAACAATGTATGCCGCCAGTAATAATACAAATTTAATTCTACCAATGAAATTTAAAAACTCTTTATAGCTGGGTATAGTAATAAAAACTATGAGTAATATTGCTATTGTGAAAGAAACAATCATCATTGCGGTGTCATTTTCCTTTTGAGATAACATTTTTCCATCAGGTAGGTTTATAGATTTTGAATATATTAAACCTATAACAACAGAAATGAGAATAAGCATTACTATTATAAAGGTTCCATATACCAAAGGTGTTTTTATTTTTGAGTAATCATAATTGCCTCCAGATTCTGCACTTATGGTATTTAATAATGGAATTGCTGTAGCTTTTGGAATGTTCATAATATATAATTACATTATATTTTATGAGTTTTTGGCTCAACCTTTCTGAAAGGAACTTTGGCTCAACCTTTCTGAAAGGTTGATAAGGTTGCTTTACATATTTTCCATGGCTGTTTTTTTCCCATGACAATCTCTACATAATGCTACCAAATTGGCAACTTCATTTGTTCCACCATATTCAAGGCGTTTAATGTGGTCCACTTCAAACCACGCATTTAACTCTTGATTGCAGTCTCCACATTTCCAACCTTGTTGGGATGCTACATATTTCTTTTTAGTTTCGCTTACAGACCGTTTTGTAGTTTTTCCACCAGACTGCAATATGCGTTTTTCTGCATTCATTGTTCCCGCGTTGGGTGCGTCCTCATTGTGTAAATCTCCCATAAAACTTGAATTGCTAGATGTTGTTGTAAAATCTATTAAAGGGCTGAGCATGTCCATAGATGATTTATCAATTGGCATATATTTAACAACATTATTTGCGTGAAGTAAAAGACTTTTGCATCTAGCCGGGTTGCGTTTAACCATGAGATAAAAGACTATACCTAAAAATACAAAAAATGCGATTTGAAAGTATTTTTTATTTTTCATTATCATTTTTGTGTATTTTCCATCGTAATAAGTATTGTAAGCTAAAAATGCAGTTATTCCAAATATTAGTAATTCTAGTTTCATTAATAATAATATAATGAGAGATTATATTTTTATACGGTATTTCGCCGTGTTTTTTTGGAGCTTGATTTTTTTTTTGAGCTTGAACTTGAACGTGAAGTTGAATTTTTGCGAGTTTTTTTTGTAGATGATGATTTTTTTTTAGAGTTAGAACCAGAAGTAGATTTTTTTTGTGTAGTTGAAGTTGTTTTTCTTTCTACAAAGTTAACAGTTGAATTTCTCTCTGCTTTTAAAAACAAGGGAGTCAATTCTTCAAGTATGTTTGCCAACTTATCAACATCAATAGGAACATAACTACATTCAATAACATACAATACTGCTATTTTTATTTTATCTATAATTTCCAATTCACACTCGCTCAAGTCATCATAATAGTTCTCTAAATATTCTAAGATTGGTAGGTAAGTCATGGTTAGGCCCCAGATATCCAAGTTCTTTAAAAATACTTGAGAGAAATATTCCATTTTATCAAATTTTCCGTTGCGAGTAAATTTAAAAACCACATAGGATATGTATTCAAAAATAAAATAAAATGTGTATTCAAATTCTATGAGGTCCTCTTTAAATTGTTTTTCTATATTAATTAATCCACGCTCAAAAAATGCCTTGAAAATATTATTCAAGGATTTTAAATGCCCTGGACCTCTCTCGTTAATCCAAGTAACAACATAATTTATCACAAATTCTCTCGTTTCAAAATAGGTTGGTTCTTTATGTTTCTTTAAAAATTCGGTATGCATCTTAGTAAACATATCATTGAATAATACAATTGAAAATGGAACGTTAAATTGAAAAGGTCTTTTTATTAATGATTTTGGAATACTATTTCTCTCTTTGAATGTAGTTGATAGACCCCAATCAATGAGTCTTGTATTAACCCCTCCTCCATTATTTTCTTGTACAAGGATGTTGGAATCTTTTACATCACAATGATAAATACCCTTTTCGTTCATAGGCAATATCCCTTTTCTTAACAATTCAACGAGAGAAATATTCATTTTACTCATTTTTTTATAATCCATTCGCGTTCTCTCAACATAATCTCCAACATCTATTCCTCCATAAGGCATATTCAATGACATTAGTTTATTCAGATTTGAATTAACATTTGATGCTTTTATTTTCATCTTTTTTAATGCACTACATTTTTTATCAAACTTTTGTAAATCTTCGTTGTCCAATTTATCTGGTTCACATATTGAAAACCCGTCTACCAAAAAATAGTCTTTATAATTTGGAATACTATCCAACATTTCCTTGTATTTTTGTATCCCTTTATATTCACCTTTTGCGTATTTTATTTTCATTAATTTGGTAATATCATTCTCATTCCTCTTTTGACTTTTGCATTTTATCGCTGGTTTAAATACGCAACCAAAGCCGCCAGAACCAATAACTTTTCCTCCTTTTAAATTCGCGTTTGTAAATGATGTACTTGTATCTTTTTTTATTGTATTCATTCGTATAAGTTATGTCTTAAAATAAGATAAGATAATATTATTTTAATAGCTAAGTTATTCAAATAAATACAACATTTATTTGAATAACTTAGGTTGCATTAGTTTTGATTATTTATCATAAAAATACACAATTGTTCCTATAAAAATTGCAACAAGGACAACATAAATAATTTTACTTTTCATTCTATAATATTCTCTCATCTTCAAATCATTGGGTTTATATTGTTCATAGTAATTTTCATAAAATTTACTCAATGATATACATGGTTTCTCTAGCCGTTGGTTAATTTTATTGTGTATAAAATGCATCCATCTTATGAATGCATCGCGTGAATCTAAATAAGGTGATACTGGATATTGATCTAACAATTGGCTAAAATGAGAAGCAATATTTTCTATTGGAATAAACATGGGAATATTATGAATAAACTCGTAATACTTTTTTTTAGTTATTGTGTTTGGTCTATGTGGATAACACATTGCAATCGTGTGTAAGAAAAACCAATAATGAGGTCCCCATACTTTTGGATCTAATGCCATTTGATTAAAATAATATTAAAAGATTATTGTTTAAACATAATTTCCCATATATATTAGTCATAGATTGAATGAATAAAACCAATTCATGTAATAACTGTGGAAAACACGGACATCTTTTTCATCAATGCAAATTGCCCATAACTAGTTATGGAATTATATTATTCAGACCAAGTGGAAAAGGAGTGCAATATTTAATGATACGGCGCAAAGACAGCTTTGGATATATTGACCTTATTCGGGGGAAATATTCGTCTTATAATGTGGATCAAATCCAAAAAAGCGTTGATGAAATGTCTCTTGTTGAAAAAGACCGCCTAAAAACAGAATCATTTGATGGTTTATGGAAAATGTTATGGGGTGACAATAACTGTATTCAATATAGAGGAGAAGAAGTTGCATCTTCAAAAAAATTTGAAATAATTAGAAATGGAATTCAAGTAGATGGTGATACTAATACAAAAATAACTCTTTCAGATATTATTAAAAATAGTAAAACAACTTGGAGCGAAACAGAATGGGAATTTCCCAAAGGACGCAGAAATTTTCAAGAAAAAGATTTAGAATGCGCTTTGCGAGAATTTGAAGAGGAAACAGGTTATTCTAGCAAAGACATAACTGTTATTGAAAATTTACTACCGTTTGAAGAAATCTTTATTGGTTCTAATCACAAATCTTATAAACATAAATATTTTTTAGCTTATACGAATGAAACTGTTGATATTTTGCAAAATTATCAAAAAACAGAGGTTAGCAAATTGGAATGGAAAACAATTGACGAATGTTTAGAGGCGATTAGGCCTTATAATTTAGAAAAAAAACAACTAATAACAAATATAAATAAAGTGTTACAAGAATATAGATTATATTCGTAATATATAATATGCAAACACGAAATAAAGAAAAACCGACAAAACTAAGAAAATCAAATAAACCAGCATTAGTTGTAATTCCCGAAGAAACGGGAGATACAATGGAAAATTTAAAAAAAGAATTTGAAATGAATGAATGTGGAGCTTCAGAGAAGGCATATGATAAAACTTGCAATAAATTTGTTCTTAAAAAAGAAATGATTGAGAGAACAGACTTGGCAAAAAATCCCGAAGAAGACTCTTACCTTTATCCCAGCTTAAATGACCCCAATTTTATTGTTAAAATAGCAGAAAAAAAAGAATTTAGTGACACCAAATATGACGGTAAAATATACGATATTAAGGAACAAGCCGAGATTTTAGCTAACGCAGAATTTGAATTATCTCCACATCAATCTTTTGTTCGCAATTTTCTCTCTTTTCAAACTCCGTATAATAGTTTATTATTATATCATGGCCTAGGTACAGGCAAAACGGCTTCAGCAATTGGTGTGTGCGAAGAACAGCGCGATTATTTAAAACAAATTGGCGTTACAAAAAGAATTATAATTGTGGCATCACCCAACGTTCAAGATAACTTTCGTTTGCAATTATTTGACGAGAGAAAATTGAAACTTGTAGATGGGTTGTGGAATTTAAAAGGAGCCACTGGAAATAAGTTTTTGAAAGAAATTAATCCAATGAACATGAAAGGTCTTACCAAGGAAAAGGTGGTTAGTCAAGTTAAAAATATTATTAACGCATCTTATTTATTTTTGGGTTATATAGAATTTGCCAACTACATTGAAAAAGTAAAAGAAGTAAAAGGTTCCTACAAAGATGAAGCTGATAAACGAGTAAAAATGATTCGTAATTTGAAGTATGAATTTGATTCAAGGTTAATTGTAATTGATGAAATTCATAATATTAGAATTGCTGATGAAAATAAAAACAAAAAGGTGGCACTTCAACTTCTGGATTTAGTTAAATCCGCAACAAATATGAGATTATTATTATTGTCTGCAACTCCAATGTATAACAGTTATAGAGAGATAGTTTGGCTATTGAATTTGATGAATTTGAATGACAGAAGAGCAACAATTGAAATTAAAGATGTTTTTGATACAGATGGAAATTTTAAAAAGGGTCCCAATGGAGAAGAAGAAGGAAAAGAATTGCTTATAAGAAAAGCAACGGGTTATGTATCATTTGTAAGAGGAGAGAACCCTTACACTTTTCCCTTTAGAGTATATCCTTCTATTTTCTCTCCCACGTCCACTTTGGAAAATATACAGTATCCAAAATTTCAGATGAATGGAAAGAAAATTAAACCAGACGACGCAATAAGTGTTCTTAAATCAACTTTATATTTAACAAATATTGGAAAGTATCAGTCTCTTGGTTATCAGTTTGCTATTGATAGCTTAAGAAAAAGAAAAATTAGTACAACTACTAAGACTGGAGTGGTGAGAGAGATGCCCAATTTTGAAAATATGGAAGCCTTTGGATACACGCTATTGCAAATTCCTTTAGAAACTTTAAATATTGTTTACCCAATAGAAGGACTTGAGTCTGCGGTACAACAAATTTCTTCCAAATCAGATGAAGAAGATGAAGAAGATGAAGAAGATAAAGAAGAGGAAAAAATAGAACCCAAATTACCTGTATATCGTGGAAAAAAGTTGGAATCAGCATTAGAACCGCAAGAAGAACCCAAAAGGATTAAATTAACTAGAAAAGCATCTAGTGAAAAATCAATAACTTCTTATAGAGGCGGGTCTTCTTCATCCGATGATTATAGTCAAATTTACATTAATGTCAATGATTTGACTGGAAAAAAGGGGTTGGATAGAGTTATGGATTTTATTGATAGTAAAACTCCTCCAGAAAAGGGTTCTTTTGAATATAAAAAATGGATTAAAGACAAAGACTTGAGACTTTTCTCTCCCGACAGAATTGGAGACTATAGTTCAAAAATAAAATCAATATGCAATAGTATAGTTTCCGATGACGGGACTGTTTCAGAAGGTATAATTTTAATTTATTCACAATATATTGACGGTGGATTAATACCAGTTGCATTGGCACTAGAAGAAATGGGGTTGACAAGATATGGGGATGGCGCAAAGTCATTGTTTAAAACACCTCCAGTAGAACCAGTTGATGCAAGAACTATGGCTCCTCGTACTAATAAAAAAGATAGCTTCATGCCAGCAAAATATATTATGATTACAGGAGACTCAAGATTATCTCCAAATAATGATTTTGAAGTAAAGGCTGCTACAAGCGACGACAATAAAGACGGTTATAAAATAAAGGTCATTCTTATCTCTCAAGCTGGTTCAGAGGGTGTTGATTTTAAATGTTTGAGACAGGTTCACATAATTGATCCTTGGTATAACATGAATAGAATAGAACAAATTGTTGGGCGCGGTGTTAGAAATTCAAGTCACAAAAATTTAGAGTTTGAAAAAAGAAACGTTGAACTCTTTATTTATGGAACCATTTTGGAAAATAATGAAGAAGAATCCGCAGACTTGTATGTTTATAGGCTAGCTGAATATAAAGCAATTCAAATGGGGAGGGTAAGTCGTCTTTTAAAAGAAACATCAGTAGATTGCTTGATTAATCACGACCAAACAAATTTTACTCAGGAAAATATTGAAGCTAATACAAAAAATGATGTGAAACAGATTTTATCAAACGGAATTGTAATTGATGATTTCAAAGTAGGCGATGTTCCTTACTCAGCAGCATGCGATTATATGGCAGACTGTGAATATAAATGCATGCCAGATAAACCTCTTTTAGAAGAAAATGCGAGAGAAGACACATACAACGAAACATTTATTATGATGAATTCTGAAAAAATATTCCAAAAAATTAGAAAACTTTTTAGTGATAAAATAGATGGCAAGTTTTTTTACAAAAAGACCGATTTAATACACAGAATAAATACACCAAAACCTTATCCAGTTGTCCAAATATACGCAGCTTTAACGCAAATGATTGATGATGCAAATGAACCAATCATGGATAAGTATGGTAGAACTGGACATTTAATTAACATTGGTGATTACTACTTGTTTCAGCCGAGCGAGTTGAATAACACCGGAGTTTCAATATTTGAAAGGTCAGTTCCATTGGATTATAAACATAGCATGATTAAATTTGATATAAAACCCGACTTAGCAAAAGAAAACCAACATGTTGAGCCAAGTGTTAAGAAAGAACTTAAAACTGGCAATAAACCTAGGTTGGTTTTAGAACCAGAACCAGAGCTAGAACCAGAAGAAACGTCCACAAAAGAACCACAAATTGTAAAAGAAATGAATAATGAATATGAATTAACTTTATCATTTGCTACAACTACTGAAACTGTTCCAAGAGGAGACGATAATTGGTATAAACATTGTGGGGTTACTATGAGAAAATTGGTTAAAATGGGGATAATGACATCAGCTGAAACGTTGCAGTTTTTAGTAGAACATTTAGTGGACATGTTATTGTTTAACGAAAAAGTTAATTTAATGAACTACATTTATTCATTTGATGAGCTTGAAGAAAAATCTTTTAAACATTATATTAAAAAGTATTTGGATTCTAAAATTATCAGGACAAAACGATTAACAAGCATAATATTGTTTTCTGCAGATAAGATTCATGTTATGATATTAAAAGGGAAAAAATGGTTCAAAGCTGAAGCAGAAGATGAGAGAGAAATTGCAATAGAGACTGCTAAGAGTTTGGATTTTACAAAATTTGAAGTAAATAATATAATTGGATTTATTGGATTAGAAGTAAAAAATCGGTATTTAATTTTTAAAGTAAAGGATATGGAGGCAAAAAGAAACACCGGAGCGAGGTGCGACGAATCATCTAAATCTAGAAAAATAGCCATTTTAACTGAACTTATGGGAGAACAGTTGTTTGAAAAGTATACAAATGGAACAACGAAAGGAATGGTTCAGCCAGAATTGTGTTCTCTTGAAGAATTATTGTTCAGATACTACAACAAATCTAAAAAGAATAATAAAGTGTGGTTTTTTGACTTTGAATCTGCAATGTTATCTAAAAAGGATTTGAAAATTTAGTGCCCCAATATTCAAAGGCTGGCCGCAACATTGTTTTAATTTAATTGTATCTATTTTAAAATTAAATTAAAAATTGAAACCATAATAAAAAGATATCCGTATAATATAAAATGGAAGCTCTTGCAAAACCAAGGTATAAAAAGAAACAACAAATTGAAAATAATATTTATACAAGGTCACTAATAACGCGTAGTATATCTATTCCTATTGTTAGTGTGGGCAAGAATATTCAGGAAACCATTGAAAAGTATGTTTCGCTCAACTATGAGGGAAAGTGTGTTGTTGAAGGATTTATTAAACCAAATTCGTGTAAAATTATAACTCACTCCAGTGGTCTAATAAGAGGAACAAATATTGTTTTTGAGGTTGTATTTGAATGTCAAATTTGTTGTCCTGTAGAGGGAATGCTCGTTCAATGTATTGCAAAGAACATAACAAAGGCTGGAATCCGCGCCGAAAGTTCTGACGAAACACCGTCTCCCATCATTGTATTTGTTACAAGAGACCATCATTATATGATGCAATATTTCTCAACTATTGAAGAGGGATCAAAATTTACTGCCCGTGTTATTGGTCAGCGGTTTGAATTGAATGACAAATATGTTTCCATCATTGCGGAGTTAGTTGAGCCAAAAAAGGAGTATTCTAAAGAAACTTCTAAACCCAAATTAGTAATCGGAGACGATTAAACACGATTACTGTTAAAATTATTATTTTATTATTGAATTTACCTCTTTCGTCTCAACTTGGTTTTTCTTGCTTTTTTATTTCTGGTACGTCTGTTATTTTTTCTAGTTTTACGACTTTTTCTTTGGCGTCTTAATCTTCTGCCACCTTTTGCCATTGGATTTGCAGCAACAGCTTCTTTCATCTCCTTATTTAAGTCACTATCGGGACTAAAACAATAAGCAATTGAATCTCCATTACAAACTGGGCATGTTAAAATATCATCTTTCAAAAGACGTGCATCTCCTTTTGTCGCCGCTCTATCCATAACCATCTTATGTAGACCTGGTTGTGCACTCCGAACTCCTTGGTTATATGGACCGGCCGGAGCAGTGTTACATATGCCATGCATTTTTTGCATGCACGTCATGCATATAAAGCAGTTTGGATTACTCACAACTGTTTCTAAACAAAAAGGACATTCATTTTTTTCTCCAGCACCTGCGGATTCACTTGACTTGCTCATTATACTATAATCCAAGAAAAAATTGAAATGAATTAATGAAGTTTTAAACTTTTAAAAAGAGCAATGGCATATGTCCTAAGAAGTGTTTTACCAGCATACATTGTTGATATTATAAAAGAGTATACAGGAGAAGGATGTTGGCGGAATGGAAAATATATAAACATTCATCGTATACCCAAGGATGACCCTCGCTACCAAATGCTCAAGAAACGACCAAGAATTAAACAGTTGATACATGACACAGTTGGAGAATTAAAAGTTGGCAGTACGTGGTTCAAGCTTTCAAATAAAAAATTTATTGTTATTAATGTATTTAAAGGCAGACATTGGAATGGGGAAATTTATATACATGGAGATTTTTGGGAAATGCACTACAACGGTAAAAAACTTATTCGTTATCTTCCTTAAAAATACTTAAAAGTAGTATGATTTATATAAATACTATAAACCATGCTAGCAGAATCAAATGACTATTCTGAATTAAACATAATTCGCGAAAAAATTGAATCAATGCCAAAGTTCAACCAGGTTGAAATTTTGCGAATTTTAAGCAAAGATACTGCTGTTACTTTGAATGAAAATAAGTATGGAACCTTTATAAATTTAACAGAATTGTCGCAAGAAATCATTGAGAATATGAAGAACTATATAAATTATGTGAATACGCAAGAGTATCACTTGAATTATCTTGAAAAGCAAAAGGAAGAATTCAAGAATATATACTTTGCAAAAGATAATAAAGATAATACGGTAAAAAATAAATATGCATAGCACAATTACGAATAAAGAAGATTATAATCATGTATTGAATAAGTTACAAGATTATATGTTAACTGGAAAAGTTTTAGCAAGAACATTCTATCAACAAGGCTCAACTATTCAAAATAAAACCAAACATGAAGAAACAAAACTAGAAACAAAATTTTTTCAAAAAAAGGATAAAGAAGTGAACAATTTTTTTTATCCAAAAGAGAAAGACGGGTTGTTTTGGTGTTTTTTTATTATTCAAAATGGTTTTGAAAAATATGAATATCCTGACGCAACAAGTTTTGTAAATGAAAAAACTACAAAGTTTAAACTTATTGAACACATGAGACACAATAAACAACAACTCAAAAGTAAGAAAATTAAAAATATTAAAGAAGACGTGGAAGATGAACTTGCAAATAAGCAAACAATTGGAATGAAAACTTTTATAGCGTTGTGCATCTCTCATAATATAAATATTATGTATATTCATAAGCGTAAATGTTTTGAAATTATTTTTGATAAAGAGTCACCAGTGTATGTTGTTCATTGCATTAATAATGCGGATTGTTCCGCTTATAAATATTGTTATCAACAAAACGTTACAAAAGAGCAACTGGAAATATACCGAACAGAATATTTTAACTGGGAAAGTTTTGACAAACCGCTAAAAGCTATGAGTTCATATAAATTAGATGAGTTAACAGAACTTGCAAAAAGGCTGGGGTTATCAGAAAATGGCTGTGACTTAAGTAAAAAAACCAAAAAAGATCTATATGAAATGTTGGTGATGAATATGTGAGAAGTTAATAGTAATATATTTCAACACAGTTATAGTTATAGTTAAATTAAAAATTGATTTTAATATAAAAATATGTATTGATATATATAAAACAATGTCATCTACTAAACAAGAACCTATAAATTTAGAACCATCAAGTAGAAGAGATTCTCCTAAAACACAATTTGAGAATTTGGTGAAACTCTTTTGGGGTAATAATCCATACGTTAAAGACATTAATAAAAACAACGAGTTGGAAGTCCGTTTTGGAACTAAAGGCATAAAACCATTAACAAAAATTGACTATGACAATGTAATTCGTAAATTAAAGTCGCTTGGGTTTACGAGTCCGTTGGAACAAGGAAATTATATGTTGCGCGTAAGTACTGAGTTTTTAGACCCAGCTACTTCAAGATTTAAAGTTTCATCCATTAGAACAGAAATAAATGGATTTCATGCAATTCAGGAATATTGCAACCACAATGATATTAAAAAACTAATGGCGAGTGGTCATGATGTGGAATTCCACAACAAGGGTCATTATTCTAATGGTGTAGGAAAAGATGCTCAAAGAACAAGACCTGTTAACTTTGATGATTTTAATTTTAGAGTTTCATATAGTGTTGAGAATAAAATGCGTGCAACCTCAGGAGTCATTCAAAATATTGTCGACACTTGGGAAAAGTCTAAAAAAATTTTCAGATATATTAATCGTGTAACATTTTCGCATCCTGATATTCCAGTTAATGTTGATATTAGTATTGTAAAATCTTCAAAGTTTTCAAATGGTGAGCCTGTTTTAGAGTACACTACAAAAGAAGCCAACGTTTTTGAAAACCCAGAAATTTATGAGATTGAGTTAGAAATCAATAATAGCAAAATTGGACCTGGAACAGCAACAGAATCACCTTCTATACTTTTGGATTCTATTCGCAAAGCTATAAAATATGTTCTTATGGGGTTACAAGGAACAAATTATCCAGTGTCATATCCAGAACAAAAAGACATTTTGCAAGAATATATGAAACTTATTAATGGAGAAAATTATGATCCTAAAAGGCATTGGAAAATTAGACCATGGAATTTTATTGGCCCTTCATCAAGAACTCTACAAATACAAAATATAGCTCCAGTTAACGACAATACAGTTATTCCAAACATTCGTAAAGATTATACTGTAACTGAAAAAGCAGACGGTGAAAGAAATTTACTTTTCATTTCATCAAAAGGGAAGATTTACTTGTTAAACACAAATATGAGTGTAATGTTCACTGGTGCTGAAACAGAACACAAGGAGCTGTTCAACACTATTTTAGACGGTGAGATTATTCGCCACGATAAGCTTGGAAGATTCATTAACTTATATGCAGCATTTGACATTTACTTTATTGAGAAAAAAGATGTTAGACCTCTTGGATTTGTTCCAAGAAAAAAGGACGAATTAAAATCAAAATTTAGACTTCCATTGTTGAAGCATATTATAAAATTACTTAACCCAAAGTCGGTTGTAAAGGATGAATCCGTTAGTCCTATTAGAATAGAATCTAAGGAATTCTATCCATTGTCTGCAGATGACAATATATTTGGTGCATGCAATATGATATTGACAAAAGACAAGGAAGGGTTGTATGAGTATACAACAGACGGATTAATATTTACTCCAGCTAGCATGGGAGTTGGTGGCGATGAAATAGGCAAAGTTGGAAAACTGTCCAAATCAACTTGGGATTATTCTTTTAAATGGAAGCCTCCACAATTTAATACAATTGATTTCCTTGTCTCTACAAAGAAAGCTCAGAATGGAACTGATGAAATAACCCCAATATTTCAAGGAGGGTTACAGACAGGTGCAACTAGTCAAATAAATGAATATAAAACAATTAGTCTTAGGTGTGGGTTCAGTGAAAAAAAGAATGGATATATTAACCCGTGCCAAGATGTAATTGACGATAAATTACCAATATTTGGGTCTGGTGATGATAGAACCGATGATTATTATCCACTTCAGTTTTATCCAACAGACCCATATGATCCGAGTGCTGGAATTTGCAAGATTATTCTTAAAAAGGATGACACTGGAATCCCTCAAATGTATACTGAAGAAGACGAGGTTTTTGGTGACAATACTATTGTTGAATTTCGGTATGAATTAACTAATGAAAAGGGTTGGAGATGGATTCCTTTACGAGTTCGTTATGACAAAACAGCTGAACTCAGAAATGGTGAACCTAATTTTGGAAATAATTATCAAGTTGCTGATAGCAATTGGTATTCTATTCACAATCCAATTACAGAAGAAATGATTTGTACGGGAAATGGAATACCTGATGAGTTATCAGACGATGATGTTTATTACAATAAATTTGCAGGTAGTAGTAAAACAAGAGGACTTCGCGATTTTCACAATTTGTTTGTCAAGAACAAACTTATAACAAGCGTTTCAAAGAGAAGTGATACATTAATTGATTATGCTTGTGGAAAAGGTGGAGATTTTTCAAAATGGATTGACGCAAATTTATCATTTGTGTTTGGAGTTGACATTTCAAAGGATAACTTGGAGAATAGGTTAAATGGTGCATGTGCCCGCTTCCTAAATTATAGAAAAGATTTTAAACATGTTCCTAGTGCTCTTTTTGTAAATGGAAACAGTGGATTAAACATTCGTAATGGTTTGGCGATGATGAACGATAAAGCGGTTCAAATTACCAAGGCTGTATTTGGTCACGGTCCAAATGATGCCGAAAAATTAGGAAAAGGTGTTTCAAAACAATATGGAAAAGGTGAAAATGGGTTCAATGTTTCTTCGTGCCAATTTGCTATTCACTACTTGTTTGAAAATCAATCAACATTTCAAAATTTTATGAGAAACGTTTCTGAATGCACTGCTCTTAATGGGTATTTTATTGGAACATGTTATGATGGAAAGATTATATTCAACATGTTAAAGAAAAAGAAGATTGGTGAAAGCATTGAATTATATGAGGGAGATAAAAAAATCTGGGAAATAAGAAAGGAATATGACGAAGATAATTTTGATGATGATGTAACTAGTTTGGGTTATAAGATAGATGTATTTCAGGAGACAATTAACAAGATGTTTTCAGAATATTTGGTTAACTTTGATTACCTAGAGCGTGCTATGGAAAATTATGGGTTTAAATTATTAAAGAGGGACGAGGCAAAACTATTAGGATTACCAGAAGGTTCTGGCTCATTTGTTGATTTGTTCAACGTGATGGATGATGAAATAAAACGCCAACCAATGAAGAAAGAAAAGTATGGAAGTGCATTAAATATGA